AAGCTAATAACAAAGAAGTACAAAGCTAATAGAATAAACCAACAGAAACCTCCTTTATTAAATGAAGTACACGCATACGTTAAAGAGAAACATAATTCTATTTATGGTTATGGTGTAGAGACAGATGATATGGTTGCAAGATACTGGTATGATTTATCTAAAGAATTTGGTAGGGATGAGGTTATGATAGTATCAATAGACAAAGACTACAAACAGTTTCCTTGTTTGATGTATAATTATCATTACAAACATAAAGTAGTTTATGATATTACAGAAGAAGAGGCATTGTATAATTTTTATGAGCAAATGATAATAGGAGATACTGCAGATAATGTAAACTATTTTAAAGGAAAGGGTAAGAAGTTTGCAGAAAATTATTTAGCTGATTGTAATAGTCATTACCAATACACTAAAAAGATGTATGAACTTTTTAAAGAAGTACATAAAGGAAAAGCAAAGCAAAGATATATAGAATGTTATAACTTATTAAAATTACGAATAGATTAAATAACAAATAAAAAGAAATGAATATGGTTGATATTGAAATGTTACATAAGATAAAAGAATACGTAAATAATAAATACGGATTAGATATTAATAAAGATACAAGGAAAAGAGAATATATAGATGCAAGAACATTATATTATAAATTATGTAGAGATTTAACAAAATGTAGTTTAGAAGTTATTGGTAGTTATGTTGGTAGAGACCACGCTGCAGTTATACACGCATTAAAAAATACTATACATTATATAGATAAAGAAGAAATAGTAGAGGGGAATTTACATTTTGGAAATGCTTTAAATCTACCAAAACAATCTATTGCTTATTTAGAATATAAGAACAATGAATTAAAAAAAGAGTTAGAAAAGAAAGATGCAGTATTGAGATTATTACCACAATTAGAAGATATTTACAATAATTTAAGTAACCTTACAGAAGAACAGAAACAAAAAGTAAATAGAAGAAACGAAATGCAGTTTGATACTATTGGTAGATGTTTACATAGAGTAGAAGAAACAATAAAAGTAGAAACAGAATAGAGATGAAAAACGATAAACAATTAGATTATTTAAAAGTAGTATTATTAGGTCAGCTAACTATTGAAGCAATAGAAGATTTACAGAACACAAACAAGTACAAGCATAACCTAAAAAAACAAGGTAATAAGTTTTTAAATATGCTGGAGGATTATGTTCAAGATGATTACAATACTGTTTATTTGAATAATCAAGAAATGACTACTAATGTATTAAGGAAGATTGGAACTTTAATAAATAAGATAAAAAACTCTGATATAGATGAGTTAGTTATGATTGATGCAGTAATAGATAAATACATAGATAATCAAGAATGGTTTATGGAACACGCATCTGCTGAATTTTTAAAGTTAGACTAAAATAATAAATAAATAACTATATACTAATATGCAACTAATAAATATTCAAGAGGTTAAACCTAACGAAAACAATCCAAGATTTATAAAAGATTATAAATTTAAGAAACTTGTAAAATCAATAAAAGAGTTTCCTGAAATGCTAAAGTTAAGACCTATCGTAGTAAATAGCGATATGGTTGTACTTGGTGGAAATATGCGTTTAAAGGCTTGTAAAGAAGCAGGACTTAAAGAAGTATGGATATTAAAAGCTGATGAACTTACAGAGCAACAACAAAGAGAATTTATTGTAAAAGATAATGTAGGTTTTGGAGAATGGGATTGGGATGTATTAGGTAATGAATGGAATGTACATCAATTAGAAGATTGGGGTTTAGATTTAGTTCCTTTTGAAGATAGTATAGAAGATGTAATAGAACAAAAAGATTTATCTGATAATATAGAAAGTTCTTTTAGGTTAGAAGTTGAATTAGAAAATGAAATAGAACAAGAAAAATTATATAACGAATTAATAAATAAAGGATTTATATGCCGACTTTTGACATTGTAAAAAAAACAACTGCACCTAAAAGTTTTAGAGTAGCATCAGTTATAGGTAAATTTGATTTACAAAGTGAAACTATTACAGAACATTTTAAAGGTAATTTAGATATTGAAAATGATTTGCAAGTAGGACTAATTGTAGGAAAATCAGGTACAGGAAAAACTACAATAGCTAAACAATTATTTCCAAATTCATATATAACATCTTATGAATATACAAAAGAAACTATTTTAGATGATATGCCTAAAGAATGTTCTGTTGATGAAATAACAAAAGCATTTAATAGTGTTGGTTTTTCAAGTCCACCAAGTTGGTTAAAACCTTATTCAGTTTTATCTAATGGTCAAAAAATGCGTGTAGATTTAGCAAGAGCAATATTAGAAGATAATGAATTATTTGTATTTGATGAATTTACAAGTGTTGTAGATAGAAATGTTGCTAAAATAGGAAGTTATGCAATACAAAAAGCAGTAAGAAAAACAGATAAACAATTTATAGCAGTTGGTTGTCATTATGATGTAGAAGATTGGTTAATGCCAGATTGGGTTTTTAATACTGATACTATGACTTTTCAATCTTTTGAAGAGCAAAAAAAAAATAGACCAGAAATTAAATTCAACATATACAAAGCAAAAGACAAATCAATTTGGAAAATGTTTGCTAAACACCATTATTTAAATCATAGTCATAATAACGCAGCACACGTTTATTTAGCAACTATAAATGATGAAATAGCTGGTTTTTTAAGTGTTTTACATTTACCTCATCCAAAAGTAAAAAATATTAAAAAAGTACATAGATTAGTTATATTACCAGATTATCAAGGAGCAGGATTTGGTATTAAATTTTTAGAAGAAATAGGTAATATTTATAAAAAAGAAAAATACAGATATAGTATAGTTACATCTGCTCCAAGTTTGATATATGCTTTAAAAAAATCTAATAAATGGATGTGTAAAAATTTTGGAAGATTAAAAGGAGGTGGTACTGGTTTATTGCACGGAAAAAATAGTAGTTCTACTTCAAATTCTAAAAATAGGATAACTGCATCATTTGAAATGAAATAATATGAAAGAAAACCAAAACAGAACCGAACAACATAAAAAAGCAATACTCGAAGCATTAGAACAATCTTTAGGTGTTGTTACAACTGCTTGTAAGAAAGTAGGAATAGGTAGGACAACATTTTACCAATGGTTAAAAGATGATGAGGAATTTGCAAAACAAGTTGATGATATAAGTAATATTACTTTAGATTTTGCAGAAAGCCAATTACATAAACAAATAAAAGATGGTAATACAAGTGCTACTATATTTTATTTAAAAACAAAAGGTAAAAAAAGAGGTTACATCGAAAGACAAGAGATAACTGGAGCAGATGGTATGCCTACAAACTTTCAAATAGAAATAATAAAGCGTGAAGATAAAGACTAATGTAGTTTTTGAACATTTATTACAATCAGATAAAAAGATAACAATAGAGCAAGGTGGTACGAGGTCTGGAAAGACTTATAACATTTTGCTTTATATTATTTTTAAATATTGTTTAGAGAATACAGGCAAAACAATTACGATTTGTAGAAAGACATTTCCTGCAGTTCGTAGTTCTGTTATGCGTGATTTTTTAGATATACTAAAACAATATAAATCTTATTCAGAGGAAGCACACAATAAATCAAACCACGAATATAGACTAAACGGAAACCTTATTGAGTTTATATCATTAGACCAACCACAAAAAGTAAGAGGTAGAAAAAGAAACTTGTTATTTATAAATGAAGCAAACGAATTAGATTACGAAGATTGGCAACAGTTAATATTTCGTACAGAGGATAAAATAATAATTGACTTTAATCCATCAGATGAGTACCATTGGATTTACGATAAAGTAATTCCAAGAGATGATGCAGACTTTTATATTACTACTTACAAAGACAATATGTTTTTAAATAAAAGTATTGTAGAAGAAATAGAACGTTTAAAGGACACAGATGAAACGTATTGGCAAATATATGGTTTAGGTTTAAAAGGTATTTCAAAAGCTACTATCTTTAATTATACGGAAGTAAACCAAATACCAGTAGATGCAGAATTTATAAGTTATGGAGCAGATGCAGGATATTCTAATGACCCTACAACATTAGTTTCTGTTTATAAAAAAGAACATAACCTCTACATAAAAGAACATATTTATCAAACACAAATGACTACTTATGATATTGCTAATAAATGGAAACAATTAGGAATACAAAGAGAATTAATTTACTTTGATAGTGCAGAGCCAAGATTGATTGAGGAATTACGTAGAATGGGTTTTAACGTAAGACCAAGTTTAAAAGGTGCTGATAGTATCAACGCAGGTATTGACCTCTTAAAACGCTTTAAAATACATATAGAAAAAGATAGTCATAATTGCATACAAGAGTTTAGGAACTATAAATGGCAAGAAGATAGAAGTGGCAAGATGATAAACAAACCAATAGATAAAAATAACCATACGATTGATGCAGTTCGATATGCAACTTATTCTGTTTTAAGCAAACCAAACTTTGGTAAATATGCTATTATATAAAAATAATTAACTTTTTTTGTTAATTATTAAATAATTATTTGTATATTTGTTTTATATTTTTAGTATAATTAAAAACAAAGGATATTATGACAAATACAAAAACAACTTACAACGGATGGACAAATTACTCAACTTGGAGAATAATGTTAGAAAACTTTGATGGAGAAGAAAGACAGTTAGATGCTGAAGAATGTAAAGAAATGGTTGAGGAATATTTAGAATTACAATGTGATAATGAAATGACTTTAAGTTATGCATTAGCCTTTTTAAACGATGTTAACTGGTATGAAATTGCAGATGCATTAAAAGAAAATTAAAAAATAAACAACAGACGTGTTGGAATAGTGTATAAAAGGAAAAACCTAATAAGCTATTTAATTAAACCTTTACAGAAATGTAAGGGTTTTTTATTTATATTAGTTTCTAAAATATTTAAAAAATAACTATATACTTATATGAAAGTAGAATTAACAGTACCAAATAGTTTAAATGAAATTACTTTAGGTCAGTACCAAAAGTATTTAAAGTTAAAAGATTTAACAGAAACAGAGCTATCTCTTAAAATGATTGAGATATTTTGTAATGTAAATTCTGAATATGTTAGAAATATAAAAGCAAATGATGTTTCAGATATAGTAAATATTATTTCTAAAATGTTTGACAGTAAACCAAGTTTGGTAAATACTTTTAAATTAAATGGTGTTGAATATGGTTTTATTCCTAATCTTGATGAGATGAGTTTTGGAGAATATATTGACCTTGATACTAACATAGGAGACTGGGATAATATGGATAAAGCAATGGGTGTTTTATATAGACCAATAGAAATAAGAAAAAACGATAGATACCATATAAAAGAATATGATGCAGGAGATACAGAGCATTTAAAAGATATGCCATTAGATGCAGTTTTAGGTTCTATACTTTTTTTTTATCATTTAGGGAGCGAATTGTGTCAAGTTACAATGAACTCTTTGAACAAAACGGAGGAGGAACTCTTACAAGAGTATCTCAATTCGGAACAAAATGGGGTTGGTACTCAAGTGTTTATGCACTCGCTCAATCAGATATTAGGAGATTTGAACATATCACTAAATTAAAAATGCACGAATGTTTACTATTTTTAACGTTTGAAAAAGAGAAAAACGAAATAGAAGCAAGTCAAATAAAAAATAAATTTAATGCAAGGAATTAGAGGATTTTACCAACTTACAGAAACTATCAAAGAGCAGTTATTAAATGATGTAAATGTTAATACTGTAACAACTGGAGATATAACAGAAATAGATTTATCTAAACAAACTATATTTCCATTAAGCCATATAATAATAAATAATGTAATTACAGAAGAACAATATTTATCTTTTAACATTACAGTTATGGCAATGGATATTGTAGATGAAAGTAAAGAACCTACAATAGATATATTTAGAGGGAATGATAATGAGCAAGATGTTTTAAATACTCAATTAGCAGTATTGAATAGATTGACAATGTTATTAAGAAAAGGAAACTTACATAGTGATTTATATCAGTTAGATGGTAGTCCTAATTGTGAGCCTTTTTATGAAAGATTTGAAAACAAGTTAGCAGGCTGGGCTTGTACCTTTGATGTATTTATACAAAATGATATTAATATATGCAGTTAAAAGAAACACAAAAGGTTTTAAATAAGTTTGCTAAATACGTTATTCAACAAAGTAGAAGTAATTTAACAAAAGGTAAAAAGAATGCATCTAAAGAACTTTATAATAGTTTAGATAGTAATGTAGTAGTTTCTAAAAATAGTTTTCAATTAGAGTTTCTAATGGAGAATTATGGGATATTCCAAGATAAAGGAGTAAGTGGTAAAGAAAAGAAATATAACACACCTTTTAAATATACGAATAAAAAACCTCCAGCAAGTGCATTTAGTCAATGGGTTGTAAGAAAGGGGTTAAAAGGAATAAGAGATAAAAAAGGTAGGTTTGTAAGTAGAAAGGGTTTACAGTTTGCAATTGCTAATAGTGTTTATAAGAAAGGAATTAAACCAAGTTTATTCTTTACAAAACCATTTCAGAAAGCATTCGATAATTTACCAAAAGAATTAGTACAATCATTTGCTTTAGATATGGAAGCCTTATTAGAAACAACAATAAAAGATAATTTAAACAAAAAGCAATAGCTTTTAAAAAAAATAAAAAATGGGTATAAGA